TGACTATTTAAAGCGTGATATTTTATATGATTCTAAACATGGTCACAGTGATGAAAAGATGACTGCTGATGAAAAGCATATATCTAAACTTGCTGGTGACATGAAGTATGATAAAAAGCATCACTCGAAATAAAAACTAAATAACTAATAAAAACTAATATTATGCCTTACGGAAAAAAAGGCGGACCACATATGGAGTCTGCAAAACAAGAAAAATACAACTTAATGCACGATAACCCAGTAGCAAAAGATGCTAGTGGAGGAAGATCATGGATGTCTAAGCATGCTCACAAAATAGGTGGATCACCTATTAAAAAGCATTGTATGTAATAACAGTAGAGAACTGTATAAAACTCAAAACACAATAACCAAAACCAAGTCAAACAATTAAAAATTAAAAATTATGGCAAAATGGATTAATTTCCCAGTAACAGGTGGATTCAACGCTGCAAATCCTCCAGTATCAGCTCCAGCATCAGACGGAGACAACTTAGTGTTAGCTGATAGTATCGTATCAGTTACAGTAGCAACTTCAGGAACAGGTGCTACTTTAGAAATGGCTGCAACTCTTAAATTAGATGGACCTTCAGGAGCGCAAACTCTTGAAATACCAGTTGGTACAAGTGCATCAGGAACTTATAGAGCAGCTGCTCCAGCTTCAGCAGGATACATAAATAAAGTTAAAGAGGCGATCAATAAAGCTATTACAGCAAACCCAGGAGGCGTAAAGTCTACAGTTAGCTTACCTCAAGATGTAGCAGGTGCAACAGCTAAATATGATCAATCTAAAACAGTATACATTAAAGGATTTATATTATCTTAATTATGAAGTCTAGAGGCTTAGGTGATAGCATAGAGAAGTTTACTAAAGCTTCTGGAATCAAGAAGATAGTTGATAATGTATCAAGAGGTTTAAACATTCCTTGCGGCTGTGAAGGTCGCAGGGATGCTTTAAACAAAGTATTTCCATACAAAAAATAATATGGCTTTTAAATTAAACAACCCTCCGTATACAATAGACAATACTCCAATATATCATGTCGATATGGAAGCAGGTGTTATGGGTAAAGCCAATAATAATGGAACTATAATAATAAATAAAGATGTTACTCCAGAGCAGTTACCTTCAGTTGTTGCTCATGAAAAAGTACATATAGAACAAATGAAACGTGGTGATCTTAATTACGACGATGATTATGTTTATTGGAAAGGTAAAAAATATTCCAGATCTAAAATGAACGAAGGCGCTCATGATTTACCATGGGAAGCTGAAGCTTACAAAAGAACAAAAAATGCCTAAAAAGAAATTTAAAGATACCAAGGTTGGACAGTTTTTATCTAAAACAGCTCCACATATATTAGGTACGGTAGGCGATGTATTACCAGATCAAGGTGTATTAGGTTTAGTTAAAAACTTAATAAGCAAAGAAGATCCAGTAGTATTACCTCCAGAAGATAAAGAAAAAGCTCTAAAATTATTAGAGCAAGATATGGTAGAAATGCAAGAAATATCAAAACGTTGGGATAGTGATATGAAATCAGATTCATGGCTTTCTAAAAACACAAGACCGATGACTCTTATATTTTTAACTATATCTTTAATAATTTTAATAGTACTAGAAAGCTCTAATATACAGTTTGATGTTGATAGTGGTTGGGTAGATTTACTTAAATCACTTTTAATTACTGTATATGTAGCATATTTTGGTTCAAGAGGCGCAGAAAAATTTAAAACAATAAGTAAAAAATAAAAAATGAGTAAATTCGGAATAGACACAGGTATAGCTGGAAAAGCTATGAGAGCTGTAGGTAAAACAGGTACTCCAAACGCGTTACCAGCTTGGGTTTTTGAAAATCAAACAGGAGATTTAGGAACAAACCTAAATGGTTCGTTAGTATGGTGTGGTGTAGCTGGAAGCTTAAATGTAATACCAACTGGCGTATCTTTAAATGGTGTTAAATCTGTAACACAAAGTGCTGGAGGTACTAACTACACTGCTGGTACAAGAACAACTACTTGTAGTAATAACATGGCTCAAGGTTTAACAGTTGATATTACTGTTTCTGGAGGTCTAGTGCAAACAATATCAGTTAATGCAATAGGTTCTGGTTATAATGTAGGTGATATAATTACAATTGTACAAGCTGGTAGACCAAATGGTTCTGTAGATGCTAAAGCAGTTGTTACAAAAGTTGTTGCTGGTGTTCCAGTGGCTGCACAATCAGTTGAATTTAAAGTACAAGCTGGACAATACTTACCAATAGCTATAGATTACATAACTAGTTTAAGCACAATAACAGAAGCTGATATAGTTATATGTAAATAGTGAATATATAGGTGACTATATAAATATATAATAACAATTAAATTAAATCAAATTATGGCAAAAGCTAAAAAAATTAAAAAAGCTCAACTTGAAAAAGTAACTGAGCAACAAAACAAATTAAACGAATTACTAAGAGGTCTTGGCGTTTTAGATGTTCAAAAACAAAATATTCATACTCAAGTTAATGAAATTAGCGTACAAATAGAAGCTACAAAAAAAGAACTAGAAGATGAATATGGTCAAGTTAATATTAACTTGTCTGATGGAACATATACTGAAATAGTAAAAGAAGATGCCAAGTAATATTAGAAAAATTAGTATTGGATCTGACTATAAAAATGATGCTATGCATTATTCTATAGGTCAAGTAGTTTATGGTGGTCATGAAATATCACATATACTGTTTAAAGATTCAGATAATTCTTATAATATACATATAAAGAAAAACAACGAGGTATTGCCATGGAAGAAGTTTAACTCTAACATGGCTATATCTGTTGAGTATGATCTAGAGTATTAATGAAAAGTTTATATGATTTTATTGTAAAACCGTTAGGTGATAAATATAATAATACAATAAATATTAATAACAAAAAGCTAATAATAAATACAAAAATTGAAAACTGGAAGTTTGTAAATAGATTAGCTAAAGTTGTTGAAACACCTAAAGCTTTTAATACACCTATAAATAAAGGGGATTTAATAATAATACATCAAAATGTTTTTAGAACATTTTATGATATTAAAGGTCAAAAGAAAAAATCAAGATCTTATTTTAAAGATGATTTATATTTTTGCGCTATAGATCAAATTTATTTATATAAAAATAAAGATGGTTATCACTCATTTGGTGATAGATGTTTTATACAGCCAATAAAAGACAAAAGCGATTTAACACTAGATAAAGAACAAAAGCTTGCTGGTATATTAAAATATGGTAATAGCTCCTTAAACAAGCTTAATATTAACCCTGGTGACTTAGTTGGTTACACGCCTAATGGTGAATGGGAATTTTTAGTCGATAACAAACGACTATATTGTATGAAATCAAATGATATTGTAATTAAATATGAGCACGAAGGAAACGAAGAAGAATATAATCCAAGCTGGTCGAGTAGCAGTTGAAGAGCTTATAAAGGTTGCTAAAGAACCTATTGTAGATTCAGATGATGATATATCTGCAGACAGACTTAAAAATGCTGCAGCAACAAAAAAATTAGCAATATTCGATGCCTTTGAAATATTGAACAGAATACAAGAAGAGCAAGATATGTTAGAAGATAAACCAAAAGAAAACAAGAAGCAAACAACTTTTAAAGGTTTTGCAGAAGGGAGATCTAGATAATGTATCAACAGAATTTATATAAAATAGTAAAAGACCATATTAAACCTAAAGTTCTTAAACGAATGAATAGGTATAAAAAATGGGAGTACGGTTATAACGAAGATCATGATATTGTAGTTATAAGTAGAACTGGTAAAATAGGTGAAGTATATGAAATACAAAATCTAAAAATAGCTTTACCAGAACAAAACAACGTACATAAATTTGATAATAACAAGTGGAATCAGTTTGAATATCCAAAAGCATTAAGTAGAATTAAATCTACTTATGATTGGAAACAGTATCCACAAGATTTTAAAGAAAAGTGGTATGATTACATCGATAATGAGTTTACCCGTAGGGAGGAAGGTTTTTGGTTTTATAACAAAGATGTTCCTACTTACATTACTGGTACTCATTACATGTACTTGCAGTGGAGTAAGATTGATGTCGGGGCACCAGACTTTCGGGAGTCAAATAGATTATTCTACATTTTCTGGGAAGCTTGTAAAGCAGACGTACGGTCTTACGGACTGTGCTACCTTAAGAACAGACGTTCTGGGTTTTCCTTTATGGCATCAGGAGAGGTGGTCAACCTGGCAACCATATCATCTGACTCTAGATATGGTATATTATCAAAGTCCGGTCCTGATGCTAAGAAGATGTTCACAGACAAGGTGGTACCCATATCGGTTAA